TTGTATCATAATCCTACAGCTGAAGATATTGTTCCGATTATGGATAAAATTATTACTTTCGATAAAGTAATTAACAGACTGAAAGATCAGGAGGGCTAAGCCATGACTTCGATTATGGAAGAATTTTTGATTCACTATGGAATGCCACGACGATCTGGTCGGTATCCATATGGATCTGGTGAAAATCCGTATCAGCATAGTGGAGATTTCCTGAGTAGAGTATCCGAACTGAAAAAATCAGGAATGAGTGAAACTGATATTGCTAAAAATATTGGTTTGACAACCACACAACTTCGTACACAGATCAGCCTTGCAAAAGACGAACGCCGATCTCTTCAGGTAGCAACAGCGAAAGGACTTCGAGAAAAAGGATATAGTCTGAACGAAATTGCTGACAAAATGGGTTTTGCAAATGATTCATCAGTAAGAACACTTTTAAACGAGACATCTGAAAAAAGAATGAATCAGGCAAAAGTTACTGCTGATATTATCAGAAAAGAAATCAACACCAAAGGTATGATAGATGTTGGAACAGGAGTAGAAAGAGAACTTGGTATTTCTAAAGAGAAACTTAACCAGGCTCTTTATATTTTGGAACGAGAAGGTTATCCGGTTTATGGTGGAGGTGTTCCGCAAGCTACAAATCCGGGAAAGCAGACCAACATCAAAGTAATTTGTCCTCTAGGAACCGAACATAAAGATATCTATAATTTTGAAAATGTTCATTCTTTGCGAGATTATATTTCTTATGATGGGGGAGAGTCTTACAGAAAAGCATTTGAATATCCAGCCAGTCTGAGTTCTAAACGATTGAAAGTTCGTTATGCTGAAGAAGGCGGAGTGGACAAAGATGGTGTCATAGAACTGCGAAGAGGTGTTAAAGATATTTCGCTTGGTGATTCACATTACGCACAGGTGCGAATCATGGTTGATGGAACTCATTATCTTAAAGGTATGGCAGTATATTCAGACAATATGCCAGATGGTGTGGATGTTATATTTAACACGAATAAGCATACAGGTACTCCTACAAAAGAGGTTTTGAAGAAGATAAAAGATGACCCGAATAATCCGTTTGGCTCGCTTATCAAGGAGCATGGAGGTCAGAGTTATTACGATGATCCAAAAGGTAAATACACAGATCCACTGACCGGAAAGAAGCAGTCTTTATCCTTAATCAATAAGCGTGCTGAGGAAGGTGATTGGGGCGAATGGAGTAAATCTCTTTCGTCGCAGTTTCTTTCCAAGCAGAGCCTGAGTTTGATCAAAAAACAGCTCAGTCTTGCAAAAGCAGACAAACAGTCAGAGTTTGATGAAATTTGTGCTCTTACCAATCCGACTGTAAAGAAAGCGTTATTAAAATCATTTGCTGATGATTGCGATGCCGCTGCTGTTCATTTGAAAGCTGCTGCTTTACCGAGACAAAGCTATCAGGTTATTTTACCTTTACCATCTTTAAAAGACAATGAGGTTTATGCTCCAAATTATAAAGATGGAGAAACTGTAGCGTTGATTCGTTATCCACATGGAGGAACGTCGGAGATTCCAATTCTGAAAGTCAATAATAAACTTCCGGAAGGAAAGAGTGTTCTTGGTAATACTCCCATGGATGCGATCGGAATCAACAAAACAAATGCTGATCGTTTATCCGGAGCCGACTTTGATGGCGATACTGTTATGGTTATTCCATGTAACTCTATTTCTAGTAAGGTTAGAATCACATCAACTCCACAGTTAAAGGGTTTGATCGGATTCGACACAAAAGAAGCTTATGGTCCGGATTCAAGTTCTCCTGTAAAAGTCGAAACAGTTGGTTCGAGAGAGATTGAGTACTATTCAAGAAATGGAAAAACCTATAAGAAAATGGGTAATAAACAGATTGAGATGGGAAAAGTATCCAATCTAATTACAGACATGACTTTGAAAGGAGCTACAGAAGAAGAGCTTACCAGAGCAATCCGTCATAGTATGGTTGTTATTGATGCTGAAAAACATGCGTTGGACTATAAACAGAGTGAAATCGATAACGGCATCGCATCATTAAAGAAGAAATATCAGGGCAGCGTTGACAAAGATGGAAATTATCATGAAGGTGCATCAACTCTGATTTCAAGGGCTAAATCTGAAAAGCAGGTGGATAAGCGAAAGGGTTCACCGATAATCAATCCGGATGGTTCATTGTCTTACAAAACTGTAAAAGAACAATATGTAGATAAAGATGGTAAGATTCGTACAAGAACCCAGAAGAGTACAAAGATGGCTGAAGCTAAGGATGCTCGTGAGTTGTCTTCAGGAACACCACAGGAAGAAGCATACGCTGATTATGCTAACACTATGAAATCACTGGCTAATCGAGCCAGAAGAGAAATGATTAATACTGGCAAAATCGCATACTCTGCCTCTGCTAAGAACACCTACCAGAGGGAGGTAAACTCTTTGATGGCCAAACTTAACGTGGCATTATCAAATGCTCCTCGTGAACGCCAGGCCCAGGTGATGGCTAATGCTTCGGTTGCAGCAAAGCGAAAAGAAAATCCTGATATGACCAAAGCTGAGATAAAGAAAGCAAATCAGCAGGCACTGTCGGTGGCACGTACCGCTGTGGGGGCTAAGCGTACCCCGGTAGAGATTACTGATCGTGAGTGGGAAGCAATTCAGGCTGGTGCGATCAGCGAACACAAACTGACTCAGATCTTGAATAACACAAACATTGATACTCTTCGTCAGAGAGCGACGCCTCGTGCTACAAATTCTTTAAGTACAGCAAAACAGAACCGAATCTCTGCGATGCGTTTTTCTGGCTATACAACTTCTGAAATTGCCGATGCTCTTGGCATTTCAACTTCTACAGTTTCTAAGTATTTAAACGGAAAGGGATGAGATTATTAAATGACTGATGAATGTGCATTAACTACAGTCGATAATCCTTTCGATCCTTTTGAACAGTTTGATGACTGGTTTCTTTTCGATGAGGAAAAAGGTTATCATTCAAGTGCTTATTTAGGCAGAATTGCCAGAACATCTGATCAGCTTTCTGATGAAGAAAACAGAATTGAAATTGAGAGAGCGATTGATGAAATAATTAAGTATGATTTCAGAGGTATTTACAGAAAGGTAAAACATTCTAAAGAAATTCCTGAATAAAAAAGGCTTACGGGTATGGTGCTTCAATTAAAACCCAATAAAAATTAATAGACTCTAATTTATTGAAGTGAATTTCAAAGGAAATGATGGTGATTCTATGATGAAAACACAGCTCGGATCACTTATGAATCGAAAAACAAATATAAAACAATATCATTTAAGACTGGAACGATGAATTAAAAGGATAGAGGGGGTCTGCGAAAAATACACCCCCTCCCCGCATCGCGCCGGTCTTTGTTTTTTCCCCGGAGGATATTTTTTAGAAAACAATTTGGTACTGGTGCTTAGATAGGCTTATAGGTTTTTGGTATATGCTGTCTTTTTATCTCCTTTCAGCAGATGGAATGCGTATCAAGGACTTATAAGTCTATCTAAATACCAGTGAAAGTATAGGGAAACTATTAGTAAACGACAGGAAAGGAGGCATCAACTATGGGAAGAACCAGAAAAAAAGCTGTGAATGATACTCCAGTGATGATGCGTCCTGCATTGACACCGGAAGCAAGAGAAAATCAATTAATTTCACTTGCAGTCGATTTAGCTGAAAAACAGTTAAGAGAGGGCACTGCTTCGTCTCAGGTTATTACTCACTATCTAAAATTGGGTTCCACCAAAGAGCGGATAGAAAAAGAGATTTTGGAAAAGCAGAAAGATTTAATAGATGCAAAGACTCAGAATCTTAAATCTATAGAACGACAGGAGCAGATGTATGCTGATGCGTTACGAGCATTTCGTGGTTACAGCGGTCATGGTGATGAAGATGATTAGAACATATTCGGAACTACGGAGCTTCACAACCTTTAAAGAACGGTATGAATATTTACGGTTGGATGGAATTGTTGGAGAAGAGACATTCGGATTTGATCGATACATGAATCAAATATTTTATAGGTCAAAAGAATGGGCTTCTATCAGAAGAGAAGTGATTATTCGAGATAACGGATGTGATCTGGGAATCGAAGGGTATGAAATACATGGAAAAATTCTCATACATCATATGAATCCGATTGAATTAAAAGACATAGTTTATCAAACAGAAAGATTGTTAGATCCAGAGTATTTGATTACTACAGTTTTATCGACCCATAATGCTATTCATTACGGAGATGCGAGTTTATTACCATGTATGCCGAAGGAACGAAGTATGTATGATACCTGTCCTTGGAAAAGACAATAATAAAAAAGGGGGTGCTTAAATGGATAGTATACTTACATCAATTAAGAAGATGCTTGGCATTGAAGAAGAGTATGAACATTTCGATCCAGACATACTGATGCATATTAATTCTGCTTTTTCTATTTTAACACAGTTGGGTGTTGGTCCGGATAATGGATTTATGATCGTCGATAAAAACTCAACATGGGATGAATTTATTAAAGATGAAGCACAGCTCAATCTGGTTAAGTCATACATGTTTATTAAAGTGAAGTTGCTTTTCGATCCACCAATGAGTACCGCAGTGCTGGAATGCTATAAGGCTCAGGTCAGCGAGTACGAATCGAGATTGAATGTGACAGCAGAAAATGCAAAAGTGGAGGAGGATCAAAATGGATAATAGTGCATTCTTGGAACATCATGGTGTTAAAGGAATGAAGTGGGGTGTCCGACGTTATCAGAATTCTGACGGATCATTAACTTCCGCAGGAAGAAAGAGAACCGGTGATGCTTCAACTGCTCAGCAGAAAACAGAACGAAATAAGAAAATTGCAAGAGTTGGAATGAGTGTAGCAACCGTTGCAGCAGCCGCTTATTATGTTCATAAAAACCCAGCAAAGATCGGACAGATCGTATCAAGGTTTCGAGGAGTAAAAGTGAGCGAGATCAGCCAGAAAGCTGTTGATGCTGGAAAACGGTATGTTAAGACTTGCGTTAGAAACAGTGTTACCGGCGTAAAAGAAGGAGTGAAAGAGGGAATCCGGGAAGCTCCTAAAAAAGCTGCTAAAACGGTTGTCACAGGCGTAGTTCTTAATCAAACTAAGAAATACCTGGACGCAGCAGTTGGCAAAGAGGAAAGTGCAAAAATTTTTCAGGCAAATGACAATAAGAAGATTGGTAAATTCTGGAAAGTATCGCCCGATGATAAGGACGATGACGATTAACAGTAGGAGAGAAATATGGCATTATCAAACACTGCCGTCCCGAAATATTACGGCGAGTTTCGAGATGCCGTAATTCGAGGCGAGATTCCGGTTTGTAAAGAGATTGAGATGGAAATGAACCGGATTGATGATCTTATTGCAAACCCCGGAATGTACTATGATGATCTGGCAGTTGAAGGATTTATTAGTTATTGTGAGCATGAGCTTACATTGACAGACGGATCGGATCTCAAGCTACTTGATACGTTTAAAGTTTGGGCTGAAGAAATTTTTGGCTGGTATTACTTTGAAGAGAAAAGAGTGTACATACCATACGAAGACGGTCATGGTGGACATTACGTTACGAAATCCATTAGGCGAAGACTGGTTAATAAACAATATCTTATCGTTGCCAGAGGTGCGGCAAAATCGATGTATGGTTCCTGTCTCCAAAACTATTTCCTTAATGTAGATGTAACCACGACTCATCAGATCACAACAGCTCCAACCATGAAACAGGCGGAGGAAGTACTATCGCCAATCCGTACAGCCATTACAAGATCGCGAGGACCTTTCTATAAATTCCTTACAGATGGATCTATACAAAATACAACCGGTTCAAAAGCAAATCGTGTAAAACTGGCATCCACAAAGAAAGGAATCGAGAATTTCCTTACCGGGTCATTATTGGAAATCCGTCCGATGCGTATCGATAAGCTCCAGGGACTTCAGTTGAAAATGGCAACAGTTGACGAATGGTTATCCGGAGATATAAGAGAAGACGTTATTGGTGCTATAGAGCAGGGAGCTTCAAAAGTAGAAGATTATCTGATCGTAGCAATCAGTTCGGAAGGTACGGTTCGTAACGGTGCTGGTGATACAATCAAAATGGAATTGATGGACATCTTAAAAGGGGATTACATCAATCCACATGTTTCAATCTGGTGGTATAAGCTTGACTCCATAGATGAAGTTGGAGACCCGGACAAATGGCTAAAAGCGAATCCAAATCTTGGAAAGACTGTCCGATATGAGACATACCAACTGGATGTTGAGAGAGCTGAGAAAGCTCCGGCGGCAAGAAACGATATTCTTGCAAAACGTTTCGGTCTTCCGATGGAGGGATACACGTATTATTTCACTTATGAAGAGACACTTCCTCATAGAAAGAGGGATTATTGGCAAATGCCATGTTCTTTGGGTGCAGATTTATCACAGGGTGATGACTTCTGTGCATTTACATTCTTGTTTCCGTTATCTAACGGTTCTTTTGGTGTTAAAACCAGAAACTACATTTCATCATTAACTCTAATGAAACTTCCAGCAGCTATGCGAATTAAATATGACGAATTCATGAAAGAGGGAAGCCTTGTTGTTCTCGAGGGAACTGTCCTTGATATGATGGAAGTCTATGAAGATTTGGACAACCATATCATTGAATGTGGTTATGATGTGCGTAGTTTTGGTTACGATCCGTATAATGCAAAAGAATTTGTAGAGAGATGGTCTAATGAAAATGGACCGTTTGGAATAGAGAAAGTTATACAGGGTGCAAGAACAGAATCTGTCCCATTGGGTGAATTAAAGAAATTATCAGAAGAAAGAATGCTTCTTTTCGATGAAGAATTGATGACATTCACAATGGGAAACTGTATTACTTTGGAAGACACAAATGGTAACAGAAAATTATTAAAGAAGCGTTTGGATCATAAGATTGATGCAGTCGCTGCAATGATGGATGCTTATGTTGCTTATAAAGCAAATAAGGATGCTTTTGAATAACTGAGGGAGGATAAAAGAAATAAATGGAAATATCAGTAGGTTCCAGGTTTAAGAATGCCTGGAATGCGTTTCTTAATCGAGATCCGACATCTGGATTTCGGGATATTGGGTCAGGGTATTCGTACCGACCGGATAGATTTCGACTTACTCGTGGTAACGAACGCTCAATCGTTACATCCGTATACAACAGAATAGCTTTAGATGTAGCCGCCATAGATATTCAGCATGTTAAGTTGGATAACGAAGGGCGGTTTTGTAGTGTGGTGGATAGTGGATTAAATAATTGTTTATCTATAGAGGCAAATATTGACCAGACAGGTCGTGCGTTTATCCAAGATGCGGTGATGTCGATGATGGATGAAGGATGTATCGCCATTGTTCCGGTTGATACAGATGATGATCCGGATGATACAACGGGTTATAAGATTTTATCTATGCGAGTTGGGAGAATTAAAGACTGGTATCCAAAGCATATACGAGTGGAATTATACAATGAAAATACTGGAAGAAAACAGGACATTATTGTCCCTAAAGATACAGTTGCTATTGTCGAAAACCCACTTTACGCGGTAATTAATGAGCCGAATTCTACTATGCAAAGACTGATTCGGAAATTAAATCTTCTGGATGCAGTGGATGAACAGAGCAGTTCTGGGAAACTGGATTTAATTATTCAGTTGCCATATGTAATCAAATCAGATGCAAGACGAAAGCAGGCAGAACAGCGACGGAAAGACATTGAAAAGCAGTTAGCGGGTTCTAAGTATGGAATCGCTTATACAGATGGTACGGAAAAGATCACACAGTTGAATCGTTCGTTAGAAAACAACTTGATGAAACAGATTGAATACCTGACGAGTATGCTTTACAGCCAGTTAGGTATCACTCAAAGCATTCTTGATGGGACTGCGGATGATAAAACTATGCTGAATTATTACAATCGGACGATTGAACCGATTATTTCTGCCATTGTAGATGAAATGAAACGGAAGTTCTTATCTAAGACTGCCAGATCACAAAACAAATCTATTAAATTCTTCAGAGATCCATTCAAGTTAGTTCCAGTAGCAGATCTTGCGGAGATCGCTGATAAATTTACTAGAAATGAAATTGCTACATCAAATGAAATGCGACAGGTAATCGGCTGGAAACCATCAGATGATCCTAAAGCAGATGAATTGAGAAACAGTAATCTCAGTCATCCAAAAGATGAAGAAACAGTACCAGTAGAGGAGACAGCAGATACAGGAGGTAAAAATCAAAATGAAGTATGATTTTGGTGGCTGGGCCACACGAAATGACCTGACTTGTACAGATGGTCGAGTCATTAAAAAAGACGCATTCAAATCACAGAACGGTCTAACAGTACCATTAGTTTGGATGCACAATCACAACGATCCCAACAATGTGTTAGGTTTCGCACATCTGGAAAACAGAGATGACGGTGTGTATGCATATTGTGAATTTAATGAAACCGAAAACGGTAAAACAGCAAAAGAACTGGTAAAGCATGGAGATGTCCGTTCATTATCTATCTTTGCAAACCAGCTTAAACAGACTGGAAAAGATGTAATTCATGGAATTATCAGAGAGGTCAGTCTGGTGCTTGCAGGTGCAAATCCAGGGGCATTTATTGATGAAGTACTTGCTCATGGTGATGGCGAGACCGATGGTCTTATCATTGGTTATGATGAAATGATTATGGGTTATCTGGAGCATTCCGATGATAAAGAGCCGGATCAGAAAGAATCGTCCGAGAACGAAAAACAGGATGAAGAGAAGTCAGATAAAACAATGGAAGAAGTATTTGACACTCTTACCGAAGAACAGAAAACAGTTGTCTATGCAATAATCGGACAGGCTGCCGAAAATGGCAGTGTTTCCGAAAACGAAGAGGAATCCAAAGGAGGAGATGAAACTATGAAGCATAATGTATTTGAAAACGATCAGCGTGATAACAAAAATTATCTTTCCCATGCTGATCAGGAAGCTATTCTTAAACTTGCAAAGACCAGCAATGTAGGTAGTTTCCAGACAGCTCTTGAAATCTATGCGAATGATAATGCACTTCAGCATGATGCACTTGCAAGCGGATTTGCACAGACTGGTGACGGAAATGTATCCTGGTTATTCCCAGAATACAAGGATGTAAGACCTGGGGCACCGGAACTGATTACAAGTGATCAGGGATGGATTTCGACAGTTATGAACAAAGTTCACAAGAGTCCGATTTCCAGAATCAGAACCAGTCAGGTTGATATTCGTAATATCGACACTCTCAGGGCAAAGGGATATACCAAAGGTAAACAGAAACTTCAGGCCGGTAACTTTAAACTGGTAAGAAGAACTACCGATCCGCAGACAGTGTATGTTAAGAATGCATTACACAGAGATGATATTGTGGACATCACAGATTTCGATTACGTGGCATACCTGTACAATATTGACCGTATGAATCTCAACGAAGAGCTGGCAACCGCAATCATGCTGGGTGATGGTCGTGATGATGGCGATGAAGGAAAAATCGATCCGGAACACATCAGACCGATCTGGACAGACGATGATCTTTATACAATTCATGTAGATCTTGATATTGCAGCAGCTAAGAAAGAACTTCAGGGTACAAATACTGGAGCTAATTTCGGCGAGAATTACATTATTGCAGAAGCAATGATCAACACAGTACTGTATGCAAGAGAGAGTTACAAGGGTACTGGAACTCCAGATCTGTTTATCACTCCGCATATGTTGAACCAGATGCTTCTCGCAAGAGACCAGAATGGCAGACGTATTTATTCTTCCAAAGCAGAACTGGCAACAGCACTCAATGTTGGCAGCATCAATACTGCTGAACAGTTTGAGGGTAAGACCAGAACAACATCTGACCATAAAAAGAAGAAACTGGTTGCGATTGTTGCCAACCTTGCAGATTATTCTCTTGGTGCAACAAAGGGCGGTGAAATTACTCATTTCACGCAGTTTGATATCGACTTTAACCAGGAGAAATCTCTTCTTGAGACAAGATGCTCTGGTGCCCTTACGAGAGTATACGCTGCTATTGCCATTGAGGAGGATGCAACAGCGGGGGAATAAAACCTGCCGAAACGATTAACGATTCTCTGAATGATCCACTGAAAGATAATATCAGCGAACTCATTTATGAAAATCTTTCGGTATAGAGAACTTTAAATAAAGGGATGATGAATCGTCAGTCCCTTTGTATGTGAGGAGAAAATTCAAAATGGCAAAGTTTTATGGAACGATCGGATATGTACAGAATGAAGAGATAAGACCTGGGGTGTATAAAGAACAGGTTACGGAACGAAGGTATTCTGGTGATCTTATGGATAATATCAGACAACTTCAATCGTCTGATAAAGTTAATGACGATATTAATATATCGAATAAGATTAGCATCATTGCGGATCCGTATGCCTATCAGAATTTTCACTCAATGCGATATGTAGAATACATGGGTGCTAAATGGAAAGTCCATAAGGTTGAAGTTCAGTATCCACGTTTGATTTTAATGGTGGGAGGTGTTTATAACGGAAAATCGAAGACTACAACTTCATGAAGTTCTTTGTGAGGTTCTTGGGACGAGAAACGTTTATTTTCAACCTCCGGAAAGCGTACAGATGAATTACCCCGCTATTGTGTATAGTATTGATGACATCGATCCGATACATGCAAATGGCGGGGTTTATTTATGCATGAAAAGATATTCTGTGATTGTTATTGCTGACGATCCAGATACAGAAATTGTGGATAAAATCTCTGCATTGCCATTATGTCGCTTTGTGCGTCCTTACATATCCGACAATTTAAACCATTATGTATTTGAAATCTATTATTAAGGAGGAAACCAATAATGAGACTTACATGGGATAAAACCGGCGAGCGTCGTTATGAGACCGGTGTCGATAAAGGCGTATTATACCCATTTTCAAAAGAAAGTGAAAAATACGCTGCTGGTGTTCCTTGGAATGGACTTAGTGCTGTAAACGAAAGTCCATCTGGAGCTGAACCTACTGCGTTATATGCTAATAACGCTAAGTATGTAACACTGATGTCTGCGGAAGAACTGGGGTTGACTATTGAAGCTTATACTTATCCTGAAGAATTTGAGGCGTGTGACGGATCAGCAGAATTGTCTGAAGGAGTTACAATCGGTCAGCAGGATCGTGAACACTTCGGATTTAGTTACCGTACACTTGTTGGAAACGACGAAAGTGGAAATAACTACGGTTATAAACTTCATCTTGTATATGACTGCCTTGCTTCGCCCTCTGAGAAGAACAGAAGTACAGTAAATGATTCTCCCGATGTGTCTCCATTCTCATGGGAAGTAAGCACCACCCCAGTAGAAGTGGAAAATCACAAACCTAGTGCAATGCTGACAATCGATTCAACAAAGATTCCGGCAGATAAGCTGAAACTGATTGAGGACAAACTGTACGGAACAGCTTCCGAACAGCCAACACTCCCGTTACCTGATGAAATCCTTGAACTGTTAAAATAAGGCGGTGTCGTAAAATATGAAACTTGCATGGGATAAAACCGGCGAGCGTCTTTACGAGACTGGTGTTGATCGAGTAGTTCTTTATAGGAATCGAGCGAAAGGTTCTCCTTGGAATGGAGTATCTGGAATAACAGAAAGTCCATCCGGGGCAGAGCCAACTGCTTTGTATGCCAATAATGCCAAGTACGTAACACTGATGTCAACGGAGGAATTGGGCTTAACCATAGAGGCTTACACTTATCCTGATGAGTTCTTGAAATGTCTGGGAAAAGAAGAACTTGCCCCAGGTGTCACAATCAGCCAACAGGATCGAGAACACTTTGGAATCAGTTATCGCACACTTATCGGCAATGATGAACAGGGGAATAATCATGGATACAAGATTCATCTGGTATATGACTGTCTTGCATCTCCAACAGAAGAGAATCATTCCACAGTAAACGATTCACCGGATGTATCTCCGTTTTCATGGGAAGTAAGTACTACCCCGGTCACAATCGATGATTCCAGAACAACAGCAAAGATCACAATCGATTCAACTGTGTTTAAAAAGTCTGGGATGATGAATGCTCTTCGTGCCATTGAAGATGCGTTGTATGGAGCAGAGAAGACCGATGCCTGGTTGCCGGTATTTTCTGAACTTGAGGAACTAATCGATTATCACCGATATCTTAGAGACTCAAAAGGCGGATTGCTTTTGGATAGTTCTGGGAAACCATTACTGTCAAGGATTTACGAATAATTTTGGGAGCAGTATTCAGGGAAGCTGGCTGCTCTTTTTCTATGAAAGGAGAAACTATGTTAATTAAAAAAATCACTTATCCGGATTACAACAAAGTAACCAGAACAGAAGAATTTTACTTCAATCTTACACAGGCTGAAGTTATTGAAATGGAATATACCACAAGTGGAGGTCTTTCTGGAATGATTGATAGGCTTTTAGCAGCTATTGATCTTCCGGAACTCGTCAAGATTTTTAAGGAGCTGATTCTCAAATCTTACGGAGTAAAGTCTCCAGATGGTAAACGATTTATCAAATCACCGGAACTGTCAGCGGAATTTTCTCAGACAGAAGCTTATTCAAAGCTTTTTATGGAACTGGCAACAAATGCCAATGCCGCTTCTGAATTTATCAATGGGATCTTGCCTACTCCGAACCCGGAGCAGAAGGCTCAGATTAAAAAGGCACTTGAAGATAAAGGACTGCCTGACGGTTCAGACTATTAATTATGAAAACAAATGGGGGATGGGAGAATGTTGCAGCTTGTGATACCGCCGGTTGAAGGTTGGGATGAGAGCAAGGAAGAATTTGTCGAATTGGAAAAAGAACAAAAGCTGACATTAGAACATTCTTTGGTCTCACTTTCAAAATGGGAATCTAAGTGGCATAAGCCCTTTCTAACAAAAGAGCCTAAGACCACAGAAGAAACTATAGATTATATCAGGTGTATGACAACAACACAGAATGTAAAGCCAGAAGTCTACAATCGTCTGGAGAATGAGCATATCGATCAGGTGAATGCCTATATAGAAGATTCGATGACTGCAACCTGGTTTCATGAAGAGAAGAAAAAAACTCCTAACACTGAAGTAATAACCAGTGAAAGAATTTATTACTGGATGATAGCACTTCAAATTCCTGTGAACTTTGAAAAATGGCATCTGAATAGATTGCTTACTTTAATACGGGTATGTAACGAAGAGAACAAACCGAAAAAGAAGATGAGCATAAGAGAACTGATTGATCAAAGACGAGCTGAAAATGAAGCTCGAAAGAAGAAATGGCATACGAAAGGATGATGATTTATGGATAAAACATCATTGGCAATTTTGACCAATATTATCGGAGCTGTTGAATCTGGTGGACAGATTTATGGTAAGCGTAATTATAGTGCTTATGCTGGTAAAGGCCAGAACTCTTCTTATGAGAAGACCTGTACCTTAGGTTGGGCACAGAATTATGGTAATGAGGGACGAACCCTTTGTAAGATGATCCTGGCTAAAGATCCGACAGCATTCAGAAAAGCAGATACCGCAGGCATTGAGAAAAAACTTTCTACAGACTGGGTGAAAACAGGCTGGAATCCATCTGCTAAAGAGAAGAAAGCTCTGATTGCAATTATCACAACATCTGCTGGTAAAGAATGTCAGGATGAGCTGTTCAAACAGCTGATGTCTACATACATCAAATCCGCAGAATCTTTTGGTGTAAAAGATGTTAAGGCTCAGATGATGTGGTGTGAGATTGAGCATTTGGGCGGATTATCACCGGTTCAGAGAATTTTTAAAAGAGCAGCTAAACCGTATACACCGGAAAGCATTTACGCATCATTGCTGCTGGATCAGAAGGACACAAGCAACAATAACCAGGTTGGCGACAAGAAATTTCAGAGCAGACATCAGTGCTGTGTGAAATGGATTAATCAGCACGTTAAAACGACATCAAATAATCAAAATGGAACCACTGGGAGAACTGCTGAGGCTGTATTAGCAGTAGTACGTTCCTGGCTTGGCTATGGAAGATCTAATGGTAAGCAGAAAATTATTATCGATATTTATAACAACGATGACTCGGCAAATCTTCCTAGAGGATATAAGGTTCAGTATGGCGATTCTTATTGTGACGTCACAGTTTCCGCAGCGGCAATCGTAGCGAAGATGAAAACGTTGATCGGAAAAGAATGCGGTGTAGAAAAACATGTTAAGATTTTCAAGAAAATGGGAATCTGGGAGGAAGATGGAACGATCACTCCAAAAGCCGGTTATGTAATTGTATTTAACTGGGACAAAAATACACAACCGAACGATAGTTACTCAGATCACATCGGTTATGTCGAATCTGTCAAAGATGGAACGATTGTAACCGTTGAAGGTAACTATGGCGGAGAAGTAAAGAGACGAACAATTCCTGTTGGCTGGGGATATATCAGAGGATACGCCATTCCAAAATACGATACAGATGCTGGACAGACAAGTGGAAGTTCTAATAATGGTGGAACGACTACATCCGGTTCAACATCTCTTTCCAGAACTCCGAAATGGGTTGGTGTTGTTACAGCAAACAAATTGAATGTACGTAAGTGGGCTGGAACGGAATACGAAAAGATTAAGTCCTGGCCAGAGCTCGCTAAAGGAAATCTGATCGATGTTTGCGATAAGATTTATGATTCTAACGATGAACTTTGGTACTTCATTCGTATTGATGGAAGAATCTACGGATTTGTAAAGGCAGAGTTTATCCAGGCAAAATAAGGAGATTTTATGATTTCTTTCAGACAAAAGGGCGATTTCTCCAAAGTCACAAGTTATTTCGAGAGATTGAAAGAAACAATGCGACTTGGGATTCTCGACAAATATGGCAGGGAAGGAGTGAACGCCCTTTCGTCTGCTACACCTGTTGAATCTGGAGTGACAGCTGCTTCGTGGTATTACGAAATTGAGCACTCCAGCGGATCAGCGGCTATTCAATTTTACAATTCAAATGTAAATAAGAGTGTGCCGATTGCGATTATTCTGCAATACGGACATGGCACCGGAACCGGAGGTTGGGTGCAGGGTAGAGACTATATCAATCCTGCTATCCAGCCTCTTTTTGACAAAATGGCAGAAGAAGTATGGAAGGAGGTTACCAGAATATGAGTAAGACTGTTGATGAAAGAGTCGTCGAGATGCGATTTGATAACAAACAGTTTGAAAGTAACGTTCAGACAAGTTTGTCTACAATCAGTAAACTGAAACAGAGTCTGAATTTACAGGGAGCCTCAAAAGGTCTGGAAAATGTCAGTGCAGCAGCTAAAGGCTGTAATATGTCAGGACTCACAGGGGCTGTAGAAACTGTACGAATGAAGTTTTCGGCACTTGAAGTTATGGCAGTTACAGCTCTTGCTAATATTACGAACTCCGCTGTAAATGCTGGAAAACGAATTGTTTCTGCATTAACTATCGAGCCCGTAAAAAGCGGTTTTGAAGAGTATGAAACCCAGATCAATGCAATCCAGACAATCCTTGCGAATACAGAAAGTAAAGGGAGTACTCTGCAAGATGTAAATTCAGCACTTGATGAATTGAACCATTATGCAGATATGACAATCTATAACTTTACGGAAATGACCCGTAACATTGGTACTTTCACCGCAGCAGGTGTTGATCTGGAAACATCTGTATCAGCTATTAAGGGTATCGCAAACCTTGCAGCGGTATCTGGTTCAACATCCCAGCAGGCGAGTACAGCAATGTATCAGCTTTCACAGGCACTGGCAGCAGGTACCGTCAAACTTCAGGACTGGAACTCAGTTGTAAATGCTGGTATGGGTGGTCAGGTATTCCAGGATGCGCTGAAAGAAACGGCTCGTGTACATGGGGTCGCCATTGATCAGATGATTAAAGATGAAGGATCATTCAGAGAAACGTTATCTAAAGGATGGCTGACATCCGAAATTCTAACTGACACCTTGGCAAAGTTCACAGGTGACTTATCAGAAGCTCAATTAAAACAGATGGGTTATACAGATGAGCAGGTAGCTTCTATTATCAAAATGGGGCAGACTGCAAATGACGCAGCTACAAAAGTAAAGACTTTATCACAGTTGTTCGACACTTTAAAAGAAGCTGCTCAGTCCGGATGGACGCAAACCTGGGAATTAATCGTAGGCGATTTCGATCAGGCAAAAGAATTATTTACAGGAATTTCAGATTCGGTAAGCAGTATGCTCAATGCTTCAGCGGATCGCAGAAATAATTTATTAGAGGGAGCTTTAACAACTAATTGGGAAAAACTCATCTCAAAGATCAATGAAGCAGGTATCGAAACGTCAACATTTGAAGAGAAGCTGAAAGCAACAGTTTCGGAGCATGGCATAGATGTAGACGAACTTATCAAGCAACATGGCTCTTTGGAAAAAGCATTCCGTTCAGGTGCTGTTTCATCTGATATCTTGAAAGAAGCTGTAAACAGTCTTAAATCTGGCATGGTAGATTTGAGCAATGTTGAGCGTGAACTCACCATGTGGTCTAAGGGTGATGATGTTAAAAGCGTACAGCAGGCATTACAAAATATGGGAATGGACATCGGAAAAACTGGTGTCGATGGAATTCTGGGTCCAGCCACTCAAGCTGCAATAAAACAATTTCAAGAGTTAAAGGGTATTGAACCGACCGGTATCGTTGATGAAGCAACTCTTAATGCATTAAAAGAGGCGTCCGCAGAAACTAAAACACTTACTGGAAATATTGATGAGCTTATTGACGGAGTTACAGAACTGGGGGGAAGAGAGAAACTTATCGAGTCTTTTAAAAATATTTTTAAGACTCTTGGCGATACCATTAAACCTGTAAAAGAAGCATTTAATGAAGTATTTCCGCCAACCACAGCAGAACAGTTAAGTGGGATGATTGATAAGTTTCACTCGTTTACCGAAGGATTAAAAGTAAGCGAAGCGACTGCTGACAGACTTAAAAGGACATTTAAGGGTGTATTTTCAGTAGTTGATCTGTTCAAAAAAGGTATTTCTGCATTGGTGACTCCCATCGGAAATTTCCTTGGTTCAGGCGGACTCAATGGAATTGTGGATATGTTATTGAATGTATCTGCATCAATCGGTGATTTCTTTACATCACTCAATGAGAGTGCGGGTACGGAAGAATTCTTTACCACACTATCTGATGGTATTTTCAATACCCTGAAGGATATTATGAGTGCTGTAGATCCGGCACTTGGAAAAGTAGAATCGCTTGGAGATGTATTTTCCGCAGTAAAAACGGTAATCGTGGATTCTGCAAGTAATATTTTCGATGTTGTGAAAAATGTATTCACGTGGATTTCAGATAATGTTTCAGCAGGAGATATTTTCGCGGGATTAGCCGGTGGCGGTATATTTGTAGCAGCTAAGAAATTTTCAGGACTCATAAACACCGTTAAAGAGAGCATCGAAAATCTTTTTAAAGGTGGAGAGGCATCTAAAATAAAGGAACAGTTCTCTGATATTTTAGGTGGTATAAAAGATACCCTTTCTTCCTTTACTACTGGGATAAAAGTGGCATCGCTTGTTGGAATTGCAACTGCAATCGCAATTCTGTCAGTTGCTCTTAATTCCATTGCAAAGATTGAAGCAGAAAAGATTATAAAATCATTGACTGCTATCGGTGCGATGCTTGGTGCTTTAAGCGGTACATTATTCCTAATCACAAAAATCTTGTCTGCAAATGGTTCTAAAGGATTGATAAAAGCAGGAGCATCGTTAGTTCTTATAGCAGAAGCGGTTAAGATATTGGCAGATGCCATGATTAAAATGTCAGATTTGTCGTGGGAAGAGATCGGAAAAGGTTTAACAGCACTCGGTGGAGGTTTACTTGAACTTTCGGCAGCGTTAAAGATTATAAATGGAACAAAAGTTTCCCTTTCAACAAGTGTTGCAATGATTGCTTTGGCCGAGGCATGTAAAATGCTTGGAGACGCATTAGCAAAGTTTTCGACTTTATCGTGGGATGAAATCGCTCGCGGATTAACAGCGATGGGTGGTGCATTGGCTGAACTCACAGCGTCTCTATCTGTTCTCAGTAAAGCTGGTGGATTCGGAGCACTATTGGGCGGTACCGGAATGCTTATCGCAGTACAGTCTCTTGACGAAATTTCACAAAATCTTGAACGTCTGGGAAATCTTTCATGGGATCAAATCGGTCATGGCTTAGCTGCAATGGGTGGAGCACTTGGCGAGTTTACAGTTGCTTTGAGTGCTCTTAGCGCAGTAGGAGGCTTTGGATCACTTCTTGGTGGAACAGGAATCCTTGTCGCAGTACAGTCACTTGACGAGATTTCGGAAAATCTGAAAAAACTGGGTTCCTTATCATGGGAAGAAATTGGACACGGATTAGCTGCAATGGGAGGTGCGTTAGGAGAATTAACCGCATCGTTAAGCATTCTTAGTGCAGTAGGAGGATTCGGTTCACTTCTTGGAGCCACAGGAATTCTCGTTGCAGTACAGGCTTTAGATTCGATTGCTACAGCTCTTTCTCGTATCGGAGGAATGTCCTGGGAAGAAATCGGAAAAGGACTTGTCGGAATGGGAGGTGCCTTAGCAGAGCTTGGAACAGTTCTTGGTTTACTTGGAAGTTTGGCTGGTTTTGGAAGTGTTATGGCTGGTGGAGCTATTTTGCTTGGAGTACAGGGGCTTGGAGATCTTGCGGACGCACTTAAAAAGTTTGGCGGTATGACCTGGGATGAGATTACCAAAGGACTTGTCGGCATGGGCGGATCGCTTACAGAGCTTGCAGTTGTTTCTGGTTTACTTGGTAATTTGGGTGGACTTGGAGCACTCATCGGAAGTGGTTCCCTTCTTCTCGGAGTACAGGGGCTTGGAGATCTTGCCGATGCACTGAAAAAGTTCGGAACGATGGAGTGGGACAAAATAGGAAGAGGCTTGACCGCAATGGCAGGAGCTCTTGGCGATACTGCTCTTGGTGGACTCCTTAATACATTCTCAGGATTTGGTGCGGGAGCAATCGCTGAAATGGCAGCTCCATTAGGGGATCTTGCTGAATCTATAAAAAAATGGTCTGGCGTAACCGTTCCAGAGGGACTAGGCACTCAGTTAGGATCTCTGGCTGATGGTGTTCAGCAATTCAACTTCAGTGGCTGGGGAGCAGATGCCATCGGATCTCTTGGAACGCCGCTTGGTGATTTAGCTACATCAATTTCAAAATGGAGTGGAGTAACCGTCCCAGATGATATCGGAACGGGACTTCAGAGCCTTGCTAGTGGGGTGAAAGCTTTCAACTTCAGTGGCTGGGGGGCAGACGCCATTTCTGAATTGGCTACACCATTGGGAGATCTTGCAGGAGCACTCGGAAAATGGACAGACGTTACAGTTCCAGAAAATATCGAAACAAGTCTTACCGGGCTGGCAAGCGGCATTGGTGCATGGAATTACGTTGAAACATATAATCTTGCAAATGTTATCGAACCGCTTGGCTCATTTGCAGCAGCTGTTGAGAAATGGAATGGTGTTAGTATTTCAACCAATTTACAGTCTGGTCTGGAAGGCCTTGCTGATGGTATTGATGCCTGCGATGGTATTTCTACGGGAAATTTGTCAACAGTATGTGATGGACTGGATGATATTGGAAAAGCAGTATCAAATCTTACCGGGATTGATTTCAGTGGCGCATCAGCATCATTATCCGGATTTGCATCCGCAATCAGTAATGTGAATGTTTCCACAGATACGTTTAAAAATCTTGGAACCAATATTGTAAGTAGCTTTACAAGTGCATTAAGTGCTGGCGTCGGAAAAGTCTCAATGGCAGGTACAAATCTTGCGAAAGCAGTTGCAACAGGTATGCGATCAGTATTAAGTACAGTATCAACCACAGCATCAACCATAACAAATGCAGCAAGAGCAAATGTGGCAAACAAACAGAGCAGCTTTGTGTCTGCTGGTATTTTACTTATGTCCGGATTGGCATCGGGATTACGAGCTAACTCTGGAACAGTTACAGGAGCAGCTTCATCTGCCGCATCTTCAGGCGCAAGTAGCGCAAGAGCTTATTATGGTAGCTTTTACAGTTCAGGTGTCTATCTGGTATCAGGATTTGCTTCTGGTATCAGAGATAACATCAGTTCTGCGGCATCTGCGGCAGCATCAATGGCAGCATCTGCATCATCAGCGGCAAGAGCAAATCTTAAAATCAAATCACCATCGCGAGTTTTCTATGCGATTGGCGGATTTGCAGGACAAGGTTTCATTAATGCACTTGCAGATTATAGAGATGCATCATATCAAGCCGGTTCTGGAATTGCATTGTCGGCAAGAGAAGGCTTACAGAAAGCAATCTCGAAAGTTGCAGACAGTATTGAAAATGGAATGGATGGAACGCCTACAATTCGTCCTGTGCTTGATCTTAGTGCAGTAGAAGCAGGTGCAGGAAAGATTTCAGGACTTCTTGGAATGGGAAAATCCATTGGTATTACTGGTAACATCGGTGCAATTTCTACAATGATGAGCGATCGTCAAAATGGAGCAAGTAACGATGATGTAGTATCAGCTATCGGTAAACTCTCGAAAGTAATGGGAAATAAATCTGGCGATTCTTACGTTATCAACGGTATTACCTATGATGATGGAAGTAATATTACCAGCGCAGTTAAATCACTTATCAGAGCAGCAAAAGTAGGAGGGAGGGTGTAAAGTATGGCTGCCAAACAGAAGAAAGCAACTAAGGTTAAAATCGGTCTTCAGAAGAATACAGAGCGTACAGTATATGCTACTTGGGAATGGAATGGAAAACATACCAAAGAGTATTCTGTAAAGTGGAAGTATTCAACTGGTAACGGAATCGCCTTTATTGGTAATGAAACCACAACCACTGCCAAACAAAGTGTTTGGACAGCACCCTCCAATGCAACATCGGTTTCTGTTTATATTAAACCGATATCAACAACTCATAAGCCGAACAAAAAAGAGGTTCATTATTGGACATGTGTTTGGTCCACAAAAGTAAGTTACACTATTAAAGAATCTACGAAGCCAGAGAAACCATCAGCTCCAAAAGTTACTATCGAAAAATTCAAGCTTACAGCTGAAGCTGATATTTACGATAAAAATACAAAACAGGTTGAATTTTACGTTGTAAAGGATGATAAAACAAAAGTAAACAGCGGAACGGCAAACGTGTTTACCAACCATGCAGCATTTTCATGCAACATTTCAGCTGGTGGTGAATATAAAGTACGAATTCGTGGTATTCGTGTTTCTGGTAAAACAAAACAATATGGTGACTGGTCTGAGTATTCAGATGGAGTAGGCACAATTCCGTCTGCTCCATCTAAAATAAATACAATCAAGGCGATATCTTCCACTGGGGTTCAGCTTAAATGGGATAAGGTAAGTAACGCCACAGGTTATGACGTTGAGTATACTACAAATAAAGCGTACTTCGATCACTCTAAGGAAACAACGACAGTTTCATTGAATTCCAATGTATCATATGCGGACATTGTTGGGTTGGATTCGGGACAGGAATGGTTTTTCAGAATCAGAGCAACCAATGCTCAAGGTCAGTCCGGTTGGTGTTCGCCAGTATCCATTGTACTTGGAAAACCGCCGGCAGCTCCTACTACATGGTCCTCTACAACAACCGGTATGGTTGGCGAAAACCTTATTCTATACTGGGTTCATAATTCGGAAGATAGTTCAAGTCAGACATATGCCCAGTTAGAGTTGATCGTTAATGGGGTGTCAAGTGTTCAGACGATTAAAAACAGTACAGATGAAGATGAAAAAAACCGGACAAGTTCTTATACAGTCGATACATCGAAATACAATGAAGGTGCCGTGATTCAGTGGCGAGTTCGTACAAGGGGGGGTAATTCCTGAGTATGGCGACTGGTCGATTCAGAGAAGAATCGATATTTATGCACCGCCAACATTAGAACTTGGAACCAGCGGAATCAATAACTGGCTTTGGGATACATTCAATTTCCTGACAGACACGATTTATACTGCTTATGGAATTGGGGGAACCCTTCAAGATACAATTACGTCTTTTCCTTATTATATTACTGCTAAAGCAGGCCCAGAGTCACAGACTCCCATCGGTTACCAGATTACGATTATTGCGAATGAAGGATATGATGCTTTGGACTATGACGGAAAAGAAAAAAGAGTCAGTGCCGGAGATGAGGTGTACTCAAAATACTTTGATGCAGCTACTGGGCATAGTTTGTTCGTTATTATAAACGCTTCAGATATTGATCTTGAAAATAATATCTCCTACACAATCCATTGCACAGTCAGTATGGATTCAGGGCTTACAGCCGAAGCAACATCTGAATTTATCGTAGCATGGACTGATGAAGAGTTCATTCCAGATGCAGAGATTGGAATAGACAGTGATGCACTTACTGCATATATCAGACCATATTGCGAAGATGAAGATGGATACTTGCTTGATGATGTTGCACTTTCAGTGTACCGAAGAGAGTTCGACGGTACTTATACAGAACTTGCAAGGGATATTGAAAATCAGCATGTGGAAACTGATGAACTGCTTGATTCCAATGAGGAAATGTTGCTTGATAGTTCGGGAAAAGAATTGATTGGAAGGAATGTTAATTTAAAAGCAATCTTCATTACAGATCCCCATCCGGCTTTAGATTATGCCAGATACCGAATCGTGGCAATGTCAACAATTACAGGCGCAATCAGTTATGCAGATATCCCAGGGTATCCAGTTGGCGAAAATGCTGCTGTTATTCAGTGGAATGAGGAATGGACACAGTTCGATGCGATTGCTGATGACGATGGGAATGAACTGGATGAGCCGCCTTGGACTGGATCAATGCTTAAATTACCATATAATCTGGATGTTTCTGATAAGGGAAATACCGATGTGACATTTGCAAAATACATTGGACGTAGACACCCGGTTTCTTATTACGGAACTCAGATTGGAGAAACTTCCACATGGAATGTCGATGTTGTCAAAGATGATACAGAAACTTTGTATGCTCTGAGACGATTAAAGGCGTATACCGGTGATGTTTATGTACGCGAACCATCTGGTAGTGGTTATTGGGCCAGTGTTCAGGTGTCATTCAACCAGAAACATTGTGACCTGACGATTCCGGTAACTTTAGATATTACGAGAGTGGATGGAGGTGCTTAAATGCCAGATTGGACAAAACCAATGCAGCAGACGTTTGAGTATTTTGTTGTAGATCCAGGTACATGGAAAGATAAATTGAAGCTTGACAAAATCCTGTCGTCCACTATTACTCGTGATGAAGAAGAGAGCACACTCGGTTCAGCAACTATTGACTGCACAGATACGATAGGAGAATGTTATGTTCGGATTTATCTTGTAACAATTCAAAATGGAATAAAAGAACGCTATCCATTGGCAACAGTATTGGTTCAATCACCAAAGACTGGGTTTGACGGACGAGTTCAGAGCGTTTCTCTCGATGCGTATACGCCTTTGATTGAACTGAAAGAAAAGTATCCAGATATAGGATATTCTATTCTTAAAGGTCAGAATATCATGGACATTGCATCGAGACTGACAAGAGAAAAAGTTCGAGCACCTGTTGTGATAGGGACAGACGATACAGAGTTGTACTATGATTTCATTGCAAATTTGAACGATTCATGGCTGTCCTATTTAACGGACTTAATTGCAAATGCAAAATTTAAGTTTGATTTGGATGAAATGGGTCGGGTTGGTTATGCTCCTATTCAGGATGTGGCATCACTACAGCCTGTGTGGGAATATACCGATAATAATAGTTCCATCTTATATCCTCAGATTGATATGGAACGGGATATGTACGGACTGCCAAATGTGGTGGAAGTTATTTATTCCACAAATTCAAGCTATCTGTATTCAAAAGCTGTGAACGACGATGAGAATAGTCCCATTTCAACTGTGAATCGGGGGCGAGAGATTGTATACCGGGTGACAGATCCGGATATAGTCGGAAATCCAACACAGAAACAGATAGATGAATATGCAAAGCAACTTTTAAGAAATAATTCTTGTCTTGAGTACACAGTAACTTATACACATGGATATTGTCCGGTTCGTATAGGGGACTGTGTTCTTTTAAATTACAGACGTGCTGGCATTGAGAACGTCAAAGCGAAAGTTACAAATCAAACAATCAAATGCGAACCAGGTTGTCCTGTTTCAGAGACAGCTGTTTTTACTACTAAATTATGGGGGTGATTTCATATGGAACTTGATTCTCGGTTATTGCGTCAGTTTGCAGAAGTTGCAAATGGTAATAGAGAAACTGGCGAAGCTGAAAACACTGCCTATGGTACGGTTGTGAAAAATGGAGAAGTGACTTATGTTCGACTGGATGGTACTGAGCTATTAACGCCGGTTTCAATGGCAATGGACGCTGAAGATGGAGATAGAGTGGTTGTTACGATTAAGAACCATACAGCTACAATTACCGGAAATGTTAGTTCTCCAGCATCTGCCAGAACCGCTACGAAGTTCATGAAATTTACGGATGAGGGACTGGCTGTTGGTGATATTGGAGAAAATGGCAAAGGCAATGGTCCGCATACTCTTATGAGTTCTGATACCTATTATATTGTCGATAAAGACGGTAATAAGATTGCTTCTTTTTCCGGGACAAGGATAAATCTTGGTAACGGTATGGCAGTGATGACAGTTGACGAAATTAATCTTGGAAACGGTAAAGCAATTTTCGCAACGGATCATACCGAAGTTGCTAATGGTGCAGCTTACTTTTCTCCAAGCCTGTTAAAACTTGGAAATAAGGATGGCTCAGAAGTTCAGTTATGCAACGGAAAAGGAAAAATCAAAATGGATGGAGATATCCTTTTGATTTCTGGCAACAAAGCTCTTGGTTTGCGAAATGTTTATGGGAATTACTATTTTGCAGAAACTGTATGTCGTTCAGACTCAAGTAATCCGGTTGCTGCTATTCAGGCATATAGAGGGGATGGTGTTGGCTCATCAGTAATTGCTGATATGAATGGTGTACGAGTGAATACACCATCTAATAAGAATTTGAGCGTGAACGGACAAGAAGTGCTACTATCAAACACCTTAATGGCTGTTGGAACAGTTTCAGCAACTGGCAGTATAAAAAAAGGAAAAACAGCATCGCTTACTGCTAAAGTGCCAGTACCTTCTGGTTATAGTCTTGCCGGAATTAGAGAAATAAAAACAAACCACAATAATGCTTGTCGAATGACACAGTTTTATACACATCCAAGTGCAAATCAGGTTGGAGCTACGTTTGTAAATACTTCAAGTACCGATTTTACGAACAAAGACATGTCAAAAAGTAATAAGAAATTGACAGTAACTATAGAATGGTTTGCATTTCGTTGTTCAGCGGCAACAGTATCTGGTGATAGTATCGTTGACTGGACTGAAGAATAAAGGGAGGTGACATAATGTAATGGCTGCAATATCGACATACCTGGCACGAATCAAATCGGCGATTTTAGGTGAAGAAGTACGAGGGGCAATTTACGATTCCATCAAGGCAATCAATGATGAAAACGTGAACGTTCTCAATAACTGTAAGGCTGCCAGTAATGAGGCTGTTAAAGCATATAACGATGCAAAAAAATGTTCAGAAAGTGCTAATACCGCTGCGAACGACGCTTGCGAAGCAGAAGATAATGCCAATACATATATGGCAAATACATTAAAATTAGCACGTTATGCTAAACAATCGGTAGCTGAAATTGACGAAAAAGTGGCTGTTGTAACGTCAATGAAAAGTTCGTTACTTGACAGCTATCAGGTTACAGACGATTTGTTGGATTCGTCTGGGGATTCGCTTTTTGATAGTGCTGGACGGAATCTCACAGGAGCCGTTGTTCTTGCAGAGATGGGTTATGTAGCTTCACTCGAAAAGAGGATAGAAGCTTTGGAAGTTGTTATCAAATCAATCGCTTCAAAATAAAGGAGGAAATTCAAAATGGGAAAACTTACTGATTATGCCGCAGTGTCAAGATTTGACAGCGGAGACATTCTTATTAAGGATGGCACAAATGGGACTAAGAAAATTACAGTGAAAGATGCCGCAAGAGAGTTTGCAGGTCTTGTATCTGCGGCACAGCATCGACTGATCTGGGGTGGAAGAAATCTTGGTTCTTCTGTTACAGCAGAACAGAGAGCCGCTATCAAAGCGGGAACTTTTGACAATCTGTATATCGGAGATTACTGGGAGATTAATGGTGTTACCTGGCGAATCTGGGATATCGACTATTTCATGAATTGTGGCGATACCAACTTCACAACACATCATCTGGTGGTTGTTCCAGACTCTTCTCTGTACAATCATGTTATGAATGATACAAATACTACAGACGGTGGTTATGTTGGATCTAAGATGTACACAGAAGGACTTGAGCAGGCAAAGACCGCATTCAAAGCTGCTTTCGGAGATATGGTTCTCACTCATCGAGACTATCTGACAAATGCAGTTACAGACGGACATCCTTCCGCTGGTGCGTGGTTTGATTCCGAAGTTGAACTGATGAACGAAATCATGGTATATGGTACCAATGTATATGCTGCAATGGGCAATGGATCTATGGTACCGAATAAGTATACTACCGGAAAACAGCAGTTCGCAGCACCTATGCTGAATCCAGCCATTCTCAATCGTCGTATCTGGTTCTGGCTCAGAGACATCGTGTCTTCGGCTTACTTTGCCGGTGTGACCGGCACTGGTAATGCGGATTGCAACGTCGCTTCGGGCTCTTATGGGGTTCGTCCGTATGCCGTGATTGGTGGTTAATGAATCTGAGGGGCCTAGTGCCCCGAAGACAAAGTTAAGTATGCAGGTGACAATGAAGTCTGATATAAAATAGAAGAACAGGAGAAAATTCAAAATGGAAAATAAAACTTATTCGATTACTCTTGCTGATGGAACTATCATTGGCGATTTAAAATTGAATGGAAATAACTTCATTTCCAAAACCAAAGTTTCCCATGACGCTTTCGCAGATAATTGCAGTCCGGTTACTATCAGTGATGGCGAGGTAGAAGAAGTTCACGAGAATATGGAGCTGGTACAGATCACAGAAATGGGAGATGACTACTGGTTTGTTCTCCGGGATATTTCAAAAGCTGAAATGGAAAAGATCAAGATGCAGTCAGATATTGAGTATATCGCAATGATGGCTGGAGTAGAACTTTAAGAAAAGGGGGAACATCGTGATGCATAGTGAAAACTTTGAAAAGGTAAAACGTTTCTATACACTGAAAGTATGGAATGAAACTCGTGTCCGCAACGCCGTAAAGATGAACTGGATTACAGAAGAAGAATTCACTGAGATTACCGGAAAGGATTACTAATGAGTGTACTTGCAGCAAAGAGAAAAGAATCGAGGGACGAAGCTATCACTCATTCAATAGAGCTGCATGATATGCTGACAGAACTCATGCGTAGAAGCTTTGGTATTAAAGATGTCGATCAGTATGTGAGAGTGCGGTTTGCATACGGGAAAGATCCGGTGGAAGATTTTGCTAAGTACCGTTATATCATGACGGAATCTAAGAATCAAATCGAGAGAACGGCTTCCTTATTAACTGCAAACCTTAGAGCTGCAAAGTCTTTGTATCCAACTTCTATGCATGAGTATGAAATACGGCGAGATTATCAAAATGCCGGTATTGTGAATTGTAATCAGTTAATTGACCAATTACAGCATGTTATAGACGTATTCAATGTTAATTTGAATGTCTATGGCAAATATATTAAAGCTATCGACCGAGAAATCGAGTTGATAAAGAAATGGCGTCAAAGGGATAACAAAATCAAATCGTATCTTCCAGGGTAACATCTGTATTTATATGCGTGTCTTCGGCTAACTTTGCCAATGTGAACAACAACGGTAATGCGAATTACAACAACGCTTCGAACTCTAATGGGGTTCGTCCGGATTCTTTGATCTAACCAATCAGGGAAGGAGATGTTATCCGTTCCACCAAAGGGATAAATGACAAAGCCGGACGCAATTTACTACGGTAACTATTGCTATCACGGTGAATAATTATGACATACGAGGAGATTCTCTGCGACGCCAATAATCTCTATGCGGCTTATAAAGCCTCTATAAAAGGCAGTAAATGGAAAGAATCTACACAAAGATTTATGCTGAACTTTCTGCGGTATATTTTCGAGATACAGGACGACCTGATTAACAGGACTCTTGAGAATGGACCGGTAGATGAGTTTGAACTGCAAGAACGAGGAAAAATAAGACCCATTACAAGTATTGCGGTAAGGGACCGTATTATCAGGCATGTTCTATGCGATGAATTATTAATCCCAAAGATCAGAAAGAAAATCATATATGATAATTGTGCTTCTTTGAAGGGTAGAGGTATAGCCATGCAAAGAAAACGCTTTGAGGTTCATTTGCGGAAGTATTACAAACTGCATGGAAATGAAGGGTACATTCTCTTTGGCGATTTCACAAAATTTTATGACAATATTATTCATGAAATAGCAAAACGGGAATTACTCAAGCTGTTCGATGACGATGAGTTCATTGACTGGCTACTCACGATTATATTTGACGGTTTTAAAGTAGATGTGTCTTATATGAATGATGAGGAATATGAATCATGTATGGACGATATTTTTAATAAGTTGGATTACCGGTTGATTCCTAAACAGAAATTAACTGGAGAAAAATTCATGGCAAAGTCTGTAAATATGGGCGATCAGCTATCGCAAGCTATAGGTATCTATTATCCGCATCCTATTGACAATTATGTGAAGTATGTCAGGAGCCAGAAATTCTACGGACGGTATTCAGATGATTGGTATATCATGAGTCCTTCAAAAGAAGAATTGATGGATCTTTTGGAAAATATTAAACGAATTGCCAAAGGACTTGGAATTCATATCAATGAAAAGAAAACAAGGATTGTCAGGATAAGTGGTACTTATAAGTTTCTTCAAATAAAGTACACTCTTACTGATTCCGGAAAGATTATCAAACGTATCAATCCGGATCGAGTGACAACTATGAGGAGAAAATTGAAGAAACTAGCCGTTAAGGTGGAAAACGGTGAAACGGTATATGAAAATGTCGAAGGAATGTTCCGGGGTTGGATGGGAGATTTCTATAAGCTCTTATCGAGGCAACAAAGAACAAATCTTATAAAATTATACGAAGACCTATTTGATAAGGAAATCGTTATTGTTAGTAAAAAGATGATTATTAATAATAGGTCACCACAAGAAATATTACAGGAGGTATCTTGATGGAACAGTGGTTTCAGATTATACTTACGATCTTTAGCTCAGTTCTGGCTTCTTCTGGGCTGTGGGCCTATTTAACAAAAAGAAGTGAGAGAAAAGATGTAACTAAAGAGATGCTGGTTGGATTAGCTCATGATCGGATTATGTATCTTGGCATGAAGTACATTGAGCGTGGATATGTAATTCAGGATGAGTATGAAAATTTACGAACGTATCTCTATGAACCTTATGAAAAATTGGGAGGAAATGGTTCTGCTAAAAGAATTATGCAGGAAGTGGACCGACTCCCAATTCATACATTTGCCATTGGTGAGGAGGAAAAGAATCATGAACATGAGTAACAAAACTTACGACATTCTTAAATGGATCGCAATGTATCTGCTTCCAGCAGCCGGAACTTTATATTTTGCACTTGCAGGTATCTGGAACCTTCCGTACGGAGAGCAGGTAGTTGGAACAATCACAGCAATCGACACATTCCTTGGCGTACTCCTTGGAATCAGCACATCTCAGTACAACAAGTCTGTGGATGGAAAAGAGTCATGATTGATTTATTAGAGTTGCTGTTTTTATTGGTATTGGTCATTATTGGAGCCCCTGTATTTATTATATCAGGCGTGATGATTATCAGTCATATACTGGAATATAAAGATTCTGATAATGAGTTTAAATACCATCAGCATAAGTAAGAGGTAATTGGGCGAGGAGGATATGATGTCTTTCTCGCTCTTTTAATACATCCCCTTTTATTTTTTCCGTATGTAGGTTACGAGTACTTCCGTTAGTATATATGTGAAACGGGGGTGAGACAATGTCAGAGAAAATTTTACTTTCCATATCAGAGGCATCTGAAATATTTGGTATCGGTCAGCACCGATTACGAAGAATTATATATGATGATTATAATTGCAAATATCATCTTACGGTTGGGCGAGTAATTAAGATTAAAAGAAAGCCTTTTGAAGAATATATCAACAAAGTCCAGCAGGTATAATATCGACAAAGTATCTCCAATGTGTTATTATAATTAATGCATTCGGGGTACTTTTTATTTTAGGAGGATCTCGAATATGGCAAATAAAACAGCTAAGACAAAACATAAACCGGTAAGACGTGCACTGCGAGCAAACGAATACTATAATCCGAAGACAAAGCGATACGAATACCATTATAAAGATGTTTTTGGAAAAAACCGAGTAGTGAGTTCTTACTTACTGGAACCAACCGATCAGGTTCCGAAAGGAAAAAGAGCAGGAAAAAGTTTACGTGAAAAAGAAGCAGAAATAAACGCTCAGCTTTCAAATAATATTGATATTGATGGTTCAAAATTAACATTGCTTGAAGTTATTGACAGGTATCTGAAAAATCTTTATAACAGAAAAGACCTCGCTCATACTACGAAAGTTGGATATAACGTTACCATAAACTGCCTTAAACAGTACAAGCTGGGGCATATGGAAATAGGTAAAATTAAACCAGAGCATTGCGAAGAATGGCTTACTGACATGAAGAAAAAGTATCGTGGTTCATCCATACAAAGTCAGATTAGTTTAATAAAAAGATCTTTTGAATACGCTGTTGATTACGATTATATTGCCAAGAATCCGTTTCGCAGAATAACAACTGATCGGAACGACAGCAAGGTGATGGAGGCAATTCCGGTAGAGAAAATGAATAAGTTCCTTGATTTTTGTTCAAAAGATTCCCATAGTGCTCATTGTTACAATATGATTTATATCCTTTTTTGGACGGGCCTGCGAGTATCTGAATTATGTGGACTGACTTTGGATAATATTGATTTTCAGAATCGCTCCATACGGGTTGAAAAACAGTTGCAATGTATCAACCATACGCATGTTGTTCAGAAAACGAAAACTCAAAATGGTGTTAGAAACATTCCGATGACAGATGGTGTATACGAACACTTTAAAGATGTTGTGGACAAAAGATATTTAAAAGGCGATATTGAACCTGTATGTTATGACGAGCGTGGTAATGCTTATAAGGGATTTGTATTTCTTTCACCGAGGAGTCGAAAAACTATAGTGCGTGCTCATGTAGAAGAATATCTTCAAAACTGTATAAAGAGATACAACTTGGCAAATCCTGAAGAACCTATCCGTAAATTTGAACCTCATATATGCAGACATACTTTCGCAACGAATATGCAAACATTACCGTTGAAAACCTTACAGTCAATCCTTGGACATGGAGATATACGAACAACAATGACTCACTATGTAGATCCCAGTCCGAATGAACAGCAACGGGCAGAAATTAATGCGGTTGCGAACTCTATCTGCTAA